TTGTTCCAGCTTCTTCTGGTTTTCCATCTGAATCTGACGGTCATTGCGTAGTTCTCTGATTTCTTCGGCTAGTTTCGTAACCATGAAGTCGTTGAACTTCGTTGCGCTTTCACGGAGTTTAGTCTGTGACTTTACGCGGTCTTCGTGCATTGCTGCTCTCTCAGAAGCAAATTCTGCGATTTCTGCTGAGAGATTGTCGGTCATCATTTTATCTAGGGCTTCTACCATAACGCTGCGATCATGTTCGTAACGCTGAGCGAACTCTTCATGGAGTTCGGCACGTACTTGAAGACGAGCTTCATTCAACTTGGATTCCCAGGCTTCGTTTAGTTCTCTGCCTACTTCTTCGTTGATGAGTCCGCTTTCTAGTAATGGTTTGATAGCTTCTAGCATATCTTTAATCCTTTTTAAAGTTTTAGTTCATTGATGAGGCGTTTTACTTCCTCGCTCAAATATTTCTGGACTTGCTTGTTACCTCTAGCGTCTTTAGCAATCTCTAACACTTTATGTCCATACTTCATGTTCTGAAGGCTTTCATAAATTGCTTTGGGATATGCATTTGGAGCACTAGGTTGAGCAACGATATCAACAGTGATTATTTCAAAATCACTTACTCTGCCATCCATGTCATTTACATTACCTGATCCACGACTGGATACGCCGAGTTTAACACCTGACTCCAACATTGTTCTTACGAGTTGACCCATTGGAGTAGGAAGAATTTTCAGCTTTCCAAAACCATTAGGACCATCCATCCACATATGAGTGATCATATGCGATACACGGTCTAGATTGATCTTGAGGTCATCTGGGTGATCTACCTCACCCAGCACTGAGTACCCTTCATTGATCTGCGTGTTAAGGGTCTTAACCGCATTTTCGATCTCAGAGACGGGGTAAATACGCTCATTCGCGTTCTTTACCCCGCCCTGTATAAAGATACCTTTCATATATAAGGTCTTGAGACTATCGTCGCCTTCCTTGACGGCTTCGACGATCATCCCCGCCTTGTCGAAGGTTAGATTTTCTCTAAGATACAAAGCCATTTGTTCTCAGATCCTTTTCTTATCGAACTGGTCTACGTGGGGTACGGCGTGATTCAGCAACTGGGCTCTTGTGATTGGATGATTCATCCTTCTTCACTGGCTTCGGTGTCTTCTCACCCATATCTGCGAAATTGTTCTTGCCTGGGACATTCTTGAATGCGCCTGCGCCTGGAAGATTGCCTTCGCCCTTAGTGTAGGCGTCGTGTGGCTTCTTTGGGCTTGTTGGAACTGTTTCAGAATAACCTGCGAACTTTACTGGCTTGCTTGCCATTCCAGCTTGACCTGAGTTTGAAGCTACTGTGCTCTTGCGCTGCGCGCCGTCGTCACCGTGATGAACTGGAACCTTCTGAAGAGTGATGTTTTCCATCATCATGTCTTCGTCCATTTCTTCTTCGTCACCTTCTTCTTCTTCCTCATCGCCTTCTTCTTCGTCGTCATCATGAGCTTCGCCGCCCATGATTTCTTCGAACTCTGCCATGAGTTGGTCGAGCTTGTCTTCGATGCGGATTACAGCATCTTCAATTTCTTCGTGTTCTTCGTGCTCATCTTCATGATCCATTGTGTCATGATCCATTTCTAGATCGTGAGTCATTTCATGACCGGCATCTTCAGCCTCGTCATCGAATTCGATGTCGGCTTCGTCATCTTCCATGACGCCTGATTCTTCAGCATCGATCTCGTCTAGTAGGTCGCCTACTTGACCGCCCATGCCTTCTTCCATGTCTTCTTCAGCCATGATTGACTCAAAGATTTCGCGTGATTTTTCTACAACGATCTCATGGAAAAGTTCGTGCGCTTTATCCAGATCCTCATTGATAACGAGGTTGATGAGTTTTTCGTACTTCTTGATATCCATTAATTTTCTCCTGATAGAAATGGCTTTGTATAAAATACTTATGCCGTAGTCAGGAAAAACTGCTATTATCTACACATTTTTTGCGTTTTGGCGTGAGATAAATCAAAAATTTACACGGGAGCTGGTTTAGCACCGTATTGTTTGCGGACTTTATCTAGATATAACTTTCTCTCATAGTTCCGAACATCAAGCATCCTTCTCAATTTGCGTATCTGCTTGAGAGTGAGTTTGGTCTTGCGTGATGTCCGATATACAGGTTTGCTATTGTCGCTATTGACATCTTGCATACCTTGAACCGGCGGATCGAACATTTCAGTTAAAAGCATCTATATACTCCTAGATGTATTTATCTTTGAAGTTATACAGGAGCGGCGGGCGGTACTGCTCCGCCTGATGCTGCCATAGCATTAGGAGATGATGCGGCGCTTGCTACGGGTCCAGCTACTTCACCGGGAGCTTCAGTCTGTTCTGCTCCTTGCTGGTCTATGGTATCTGCTGTCTCTGTGTCAGCACTGAAATCACCGGTGGATACCCCGACACTTCTAAGATCAGCACCCTTAGGATCATAACTGACTTCTTCTTGATTCTCTTCTTCCCAGAGCTTCTCGTTGCGCTTGATCTCTTCTTCAGTCAAGCCCAAGAAGCGTTCGAGAGCAAATCTCTTAGAGATATAAGGCACCGCTTCCATAGTCTGGAATGTACTTACACGACTGTTATCTAATTCGCTCTGTCGATATGCAGCAAAGTTCTGAGGCGGGTTGAATACTAGTTGGAATAATCCAGTATCGATATTGAATCCTCTCCAACGCAAGAAGAGTTTGAACTCATCATCCAGTTTCAAACAGATATAGTTCTGCAATCTTTCACAATATTGATTGAAGCGGAACTCTTGGATCATGGCAGTACCTACGCGCCCGTCACTCAACGGAGTAGAGTTATCATCAGGGCCAGTAGGAAGATATGAGCTAGGAACACGTAGACCACGAGCTAGGCGATTGTTGAAGTATTTCAAGTCATCGATCTCACCCAGATTCTGTCCACCCGGTAGAACTTCGACCGATGATCCTCGACCTTCTGCAGTTACAGGAAAGAAATAATCTTCATTCATGCTTAGTGGATTATATGTAGCATCGACAACTGATTGACCACCGTACAAGGATGGGATACGACGCTGGTGAATTTCATTCTTCACGCGATCAACAAATGCCATAGCCATGTGACTGGGCATGTTACCAACATCGATCTTGAACATTCTGCGTTCAGGAGCGCGTTGTACGCGGTAGATGAGCACCGCATCTTCTAGTAGTTCTTTCTGCTTATAGACTTTGAAGATATTCTCTAGAATGCTCTGTCCGAAAGGCCAGAAACGATCCAGACCTTCTGTGAGTGATAGATGCACGATATGCTTTGCGTCTACTGCGGATTCGGATTGTCCAAGAGTAAATCTTGAACCAGATGTATTGTATGGCATTGCTGGAACAGTATAAGGTGTATTCGTTCCGCCACCGGTGCCACCGAGACCTGTTGCTGGATTTGCTGCAAAGTCGGTGTTAGTTTTCTGCGCTACTGATAGATTTTGTAGATTGATATTGATATCTTTGATAACATACTGTTCTGGCTTCTTGCCTTCACTTTCATTCACGATGACCTTGATGACTTTAACCATGTCAACCCAGTATAGTTTGAAGTTTTCTGGGTCGCGAACAAATACCTGATCGCCATACTTTATGACGTTTCTGAAGATTTTGAACATTCTCACGTCGAACTCATTCAGCTTGCACCATTGATGTAGCTGCTTGCCCAATAGTTCTACTTCATGAGGAGTAGGATCTTCTTTGAACTCGAATGAGAATGGTGTCTTGTTGTGTTCATTGCGTTGAGTAGAGAATTCCGAGATGATGTCTAAGCAAGCATTGATTTCTGCATCGACATCCATCATCTCATATTGATTGTATCTTTCAATTCTGTTTGGATGGCCTGTATAGACTTCAGGCAGTCTGCTCATGTAGTTCTTGTAACCGAACTCTGTGCTATTCCAGCCACCAGTAGACGACCCGTTTTGTCCGGGCGATCCATTCCAAGCACCAGGATTGCTGTTCATCCCTGATATAGGACTCGAAACACCGCTCTTGTTTAGAAATTTCTTCTTGTAACTCATGACTTAATATTTATCTGCTCTATACGTTTTATATTATATCTTAGAGTATTGCAGGATTTTCTTACCAACTCTATCATTTTTTTCAATAGTGTTAATAACCTGATCAAACTCACTAGCAAGGGATGCTATCATTTTACGTGTAATTTTTCCACCAGAATTGGAAGAGTTATTACTTGTAGTATATGGTTTGCTAGCTTCTCGATTTTTTTCTAGTTCAGCTATCACGGAGTCTGGCATAGTAGAGAGTTTCATAAGTGTGGAATCTGCTTCCACCGGAATCACCATTTCAGTACCATGTAGTTCTACGAGATAACCGCTATCCGGACCAGAAAAGGCGCCGCCTTTCGCAGCTTTATGAATCGCATCATTGATTGACTGCACTGCAGTAGCCCAAGGTATCGTTGCTTTAGCGCCGCCTATAGCATTATTATTAGGACTCAATGGCCAAGATTGCCATGTTGTAGCTATCATATGAGTAAGTTGCTCTGCAGAGAGTTTACCGGATGCTAAATCATTGATTTTGTCCCCTATACCTGAACCTGCTAGAACCATTTTATCTTGATTTTCAGGAGAAAACTTATCTTTCTGCGGGTCTAGTCCTGCTTTGTTTGCCCAGGCCAACAGAGTTCCTCCTACCATCTGATATTTACCGATAGCAGAAGAGTTATATTTGATACCGATAGGATTGGTTTTTCTAAAGTTTTGTCCCCATTGATATGCCTGTCCGATGGTCATGTTCAAAAGCTCAGGATTTCTTCCTCCACCTAATACAGTATCATATGTTTTAGCTTCTTTGCTCGCGATCAATCCTAAAATTTTGCCGGCTGTTCCGCCTATCATAGTTTGTACAGATTGTAATGCACCGCCGATTCCAGCACCAATATTTCCTAGTGTACCGCTGATTGCTGATCCAACTGAATTAGCTAAACCTCCCACTAATTTAGCAGTTTCTTGTATAGTACCCTTGACCGCGCCCTTAGTAAGTTCTCCTAGCAATCCGTTGTTTATACCTGATAAGATTCCCATACCACTCGCAAAATTGAAAAATGCTTGTGCGTTATCTGCTGCCTTAGGATTGATATCCATTGCGGCAAATTTTTTGAAAGCATCAATAGGCCCATCTACACCAAACAAAGAATTCAAGTTGGCTCCTGCTATCGCACTAACAACATTTACTAGTTCAGACCCGCCTTTATACTGGCTTAGAGCTTTACTAAATTCGACAAAGGCATCAGCATTTGTTTTTACTTTTTTAGGATCTGCTACAGGTAATCTAGAAAAAGCAGCAAACTCTTCATACGGTGGTTTTGAACTCAGCGTTTTTGATATGCCACCGTACATTTTTTTTATGATATCAGCATAATTTCCCACTGCACCTAATGCTGAAATCGCAGTCATCGCTAATGCATATGACACTATAGC